CCTGGACCTGGTGAGCAGAAAGTATTAAAAGCAACTCTGATTGAAGACGGGATAACAGTCGCAACTGATACCACTTCTGTTGTCGGTGTACAAGAGGGTAGTGATGCACTCATTCCTGTTATGCCAAACAATAATCACACTTTCGTCGCAGACAAAGATGGGGTTGTTTCCAATTTTGCAGGTGGCGGCACAGCCCTATCCCTCTTGCAGGGAAATAGAATTTTAAAACCAGTCACAGCTGTTGCAAACCCCGGAGAGTTTAGTGTTTCTGTGTCTGTTAATGAAGGTCAGTTTGGAGGAAGTAATACATCTTTCGATGCAACTGGTCTTAGAATAACAACTTCAGAATCTGAATATAAATTCGAATTCTCCCCTCCCAGCGCACTATCTACGGAACTCGGCTCATTACTTTATGTTATAACTGCCCGTCCTTATGGGTCTTCCGAGAATCAAGAACTCAACATTGTACAGTCTTTTTCAAAATCAAAAGAAGGGCAACCTGGAGAAACAGGTGCAAGTAATAACATAATCTTTAAAAGAAAGGTTGTAGCCCCCTCTACACCTGGAGATTCAACAGGAGTCCCAGGTGGTTGGGTTGACGATCCACCAAACAGTGGCTCTGGGTTGCTCTGGGCAAGTAAGGGCTCAAAAGAGATCGGTTCAGAGTTCTTTGTTTGGAGTACTCCCTATCAGGTTGAGGGAACAGCCGTTGCAGAAGTTTCCATATACAAGAAGGCATCCTCTGCCAGTACTCCCGCAGGTGGCCACTACAATTTTACAAACAGCACATTGACAGCACCAGCCGGATGGTCATTCTCTGTTCCCAGTATTGATAGCGATGGGGACAAGGTGTATCAGTCCGTTGGCTTATTTACAGGTTCACCCACAGATACCATTACTTTTACGAGTTGGTCTTCTCCTTCTATATATTCTCAGAGAACAGACGGTCAAAATGGTCCAACAGGTGCAAGTAACAATATAATTTTCAAAAGAAATTCTTCTTCACCGAGCACACCATCGGCACACTCAAATATACCATCTGGATGGTCAGATAATCCACCTGCAGGTACAGACATTCTGTGGGCGAGCAAGGGAACAAAAGGCGTTGGTGAATCTCTCTTTACATGGGGCTCTGCATATCAAGTTGAAGGCACCGCCGTTGCAGAGGTTAGCATTTATAGACTCAATAATTCCTCGCAACCTTCTGGTGGTAGTTATGATTTCACATCTAACGAATTGGACCCGCCTAATAATTGGTCTGCTTCTTTGCCCTCCTTGGCATCTGACGGTGACGAGATATATCAATCGGTGGGACTCTTTTCCGGAGCACCCACACAGACAGGTGCCACAACAACCTGGACCACACCTGTGGTTTATGCCAAGCGTGTTGACGGTCAGGACGGCGAAGATGGTAATGACGGTCCAACAGGTGCAAGTAACAATATAGTATTTAAAAGAAGTTCATCAGCTCCCAGTACTCCAACTCCACATCCGAGCATACCAACAGGATGGTCTGACAGTCCTCCGGTCGGTACGAATGTTCTGTGGGCAGTGAAGGGGACGAAGAATGTTGGTGCCACTTTGTTTAATTGGACATCGCCCTATCAAGTTGAGGGAACCGCAGTTGCGGAAATATCTGTATACAAAAAAGCCTCCAGCACCAGTGCCCCAAGCGGCGGAAGTTATAATTTCACGAACAACACATTGAGTGCACCATCTGGATGGTCGTTATCGTTGCCTGCTCTCACTAGCGATGGAGATAAAGTGTATCAATCGGTTGGACTCTTTGCGGGCGCCCCCACATCCACATCGGTCAGCACCAGCTGGTCTTCGCCTGTCGTCTACTCACAAAGGACTGACGGTAGTGATGGTGCAGATGGTGCAGATGGTGCAGATGGGCAAGACGGTGAAGATGAAATAAGAAATGCTGATTTCTCAAGAGGAAGTACAGGTTGGGCAACAACAATCAACACCAAAGAGACAACGACTCTGAACAGTCTCTTGAACTTCACACTCAACAGTGGAGATACAGATGCTCGATTTGGTCTGAACACTGTGGAGGTTCGTGCTAGGAATAAGACTGGTTATTATTTTACAACAGAGAAACCATATCCATTGAGAATCTCGCAGGGCGGCAAGTGGAAACTGACGATTCGTGCAAAAGTAGTTGCAAGCACTTCGGGGAATATCACCAACTTATTGTTGGGTATAAACTGCTACGGAAAGAACCATGTTGATGGTTCAAGTGATAATAGAGATGTTATTTATCCTAAATTTGCCACAGAAGAAAATGAAAGCCAGAGGTCTAGGAACACATCCTTCAGTTTGAATTCAAACTCAACCTCACAAAACTTAACTTTTCACACTGATCATTTTACAACATATGAGGCATACCTCACTCCGCAGCAGATTCAAGATATGGCAACAGCGAGTGATGTTCAAGTAATCAAGCCGATGTTTTTTAAAAACAGTACCATCCAGTACACCACAATGAAAATAGATTATTTTGGTTTAGAGTGGTTAAGCATTGATGACCTGGAAAGTATCGACCGAGAACGGGCGACTTCGATTTTAACCACCACTGGTTTGTCAGCCTTGTTGAGTGGGTATAGTAGTACTGCAAAGAGTGACATCGTTGCGATCTTGGATTCCGACAACCAGCTAGATGAAGACAATGCTTTCCTTGGCGCGGAGTCACAGTCCGGCGATGAAAAGACATTTGTTCTTGCACCAGACGACATTTTGATTGGTGCCGGTGAAGATTTGTATCTTGTTGCCTCTTCGGGAAGGATCTATCTTGGTGGAAGCGAGGCCTCGGCCACAACTTTTTATGGCGGTACCACTCTTGCTAACGGTACCAACATTGATGCAAAACATCAGTTTATCAACAATGTTTATATGGATGCGAACCAGATTGTTCATGGTTCTGTGACGGCCGATGCTTTCATCTCTACGAACACGAACCAAAGTTTTGCCGTCGACGGTTATGGTCACTTCTTAAAAAATCTTGGTGTTGGTGGCATAATTAATGCAAGCGCAATGCTTACTGTTTACCAGACTTCAGATGGTAGTCAGGAACCTGGAGATGGTATACGAATTTACGAGGCCGCAGGGGTTCAGTACTGGGACATCGGATTGGATTCCGACTCCACAACCAACAAAGCAGATCTACACTTCGAGTACAAGGAGAGCGGCGATGGCGGATACATGAATGCGGCCAACGACGAAAAAAACTTCCAGTTCACTGGTCAACACAGGTCTTTACCCTCTTCGGGTGAAATTTCCGACTTCGACGGTAAAGAGGGAATGATTGTTGTTGCTGACGGAACATACAACAACATCTCCACCTTAGAAAGCGTTGCCACAATAAACGAGTCCCTTCCCAGGGTGGAATTATCCTCTACAAGAAATCAAAAATCTGTGTTTGGTGTAGTTTCTGAAGCGGAGGACCCAAATGAAACAATCAGAAAATATGTTGCTGGGGCATTTGGAACAAAGATTCAAAAGAAAGACAATCGAATTGTTGTGAACTCCCTCGGCGAAGGTGCCATCTGGGTATCTGACATCAACGGAATGTTGGAGAACGGAGATTACATTACCACTTGCGAAATCCCTGGTTATGGTATGAGACAAGACGACGACATCCTCCACAACTACACAGTAGCAAAGATTACACAAGATTGCATGTTCGATTTAGAATCTACAGATTACGACTGTAAAGAAGTCGAACACAATGGTACAATATATAAAGTAGCCTTTGTTGGGTGCACATATCACTGCGGGTAGAACATGACTGATTTGTTTAGCAAGAAAGTATTAGTGTTAGACAAGACATACCAACCAATGAGAATTGTAGATTTACGGGGAGCTATATATTTGGTGTTCAGAGAGGCTGCAAATGTGATTGATTCAGATTATAATGTTTTTGATCTCCGCGAATGGATAACCCACTCAGAGATTCGCATGACCATTGATTCTGACTTTAAAGCACTTCGTTCTGTTGATTCAGCTTTTGGTGTGCCCGACGTTTTGATTATGAGACATTACAAACAGAAACAAATCAGACAATCGATCTGCACAAAGAAGAATGTCAACTTCAGAGATCTGAACATATGTCAGTATTGTCAAGTAAAACTTACTCATCGTGAATCGACGATAGATCATGTTGTGCCTGCATGCAAGGGCGGTGGATTGACATGGGACAATGTTGTTACCGCATGCCGCTCCTGCAACAATAAAAAGGGCGACAAAGATCTTGACAAATCTGGCATGAAGCTTTATAATAAGCCCAAGCCTCTATTCTGGGATCGTGGCTGGTTCAAAAGATTCGAACAACGATATCCAAATGATGTTTGGAAAAGGTTTTTATAATGGCAACGTTTGTTAAGGGAAACTGGGTGGAGATATGCCCATACCCAGATTACCGATGGGAACACTGGAGTGTGGAACATACAAACCTGTGCGGCAAGAGAGGTCAGATAACTGAAGTATCTACTGACAAGTGGACCAATAGCACATTCATTGAAGTTGACCATCGTAACCAAAGACTGTGGTTCCTTCCCGATCATCTTATCAAAGTTGAAAATTATAATATTGTTTTTGATGAAGCCGTGCAAGAGGCATGTGAAAGATTGCAACATCACGAGAGTGTGTGTAAAAGATTGAGAGACGAAATACTTGAAGGTGTTTTCGGCGAAGACAAGCCAGAAGAAGAATTAAAAAAAGAGCTAAAAGAAGAAGTGGTCGAAGAAGAGCTTTATGATGACTGGCAAGAGATTACCACGAAAGAAGTTATTCCTCTCCCCGGCAACGGCGGCACAATGACGGACCCTAGTGATTCCCCAAAGTCAAAAGCAAATAGCCACAGAAAGAAAGTCAGAACAAAAAGAGGAAAGGTCGCGTCAAAAGCAAAGAGTAAAAAGAAACCAATAAGCGACGACTGGACCATTAGCGAAGAAGAGCTTGAAGAATTACAAAATTATGTGGACAACCTTCCATATCAGCAAACCACTACCGACGACGATTACGAATATTTCTATGGAGACGATGATGATTCAGACTGGTTCACTTGAGATTGGCGCCTTGGTTGAAGAAATACTTTTTATAGATAAAGACAAAGACCTCTGCAGACTTGGTGTTGTGATTGGCGAGTTCCCTGTTCAGGTTAGTGGTATCCGAATGATGAAAGTCCATTGGACACCCGCCCCAGACTTCCCTGTTTCAACCGACGGCTATACGTGCTTCGTCAACGAAAAACATTTAAAGGTTCTTTCATAAAGAAAAGTCTATTTATAGTATAAAAACAATGTTTTTTTATGTTATAATGGACCAATATGAAAAATCTTGAAGAACTAATCTACAATAAATTAGCTGAAAAAGCAAAGAAGCCAAATCCCAAGGACCATACAACTCTGTCCTTTGAGGACATGCAAGCCGCTGTTCAAAAAGCACAATCTGCAAAGAAGGTTGCTGACGACAAGAAGCTGGCAAAGAACATTCCTGGCGACGAGTATCGCAAACTCCCAACAGTAAGTGATAAATTCCAAATCATTGTTCCTATGTCCACGAGAGCATCTTGCCTCTACGGTGCTGGAACAAAGTGGTGCACTGCTGCATCTGAAGATAATCAATTCAATCGTTATTATAACCGTTGGGGAATGACTCTTTATTATGTTCTCCCGAAAAAGGTTGATGTCGATTGGGATATTGTTGATGCCGAGAAAGAAGATTTCCACAATCAGCTTGATGACTTGTTCGAAGGCAAGGTCCAAGACTTACAAAAGAAATATCCAGAATGGGATATCAGGGCTTTCAAAGATCCTTCAGGCAAAAACAAATATCTTGAATGGATGGTGAAGACTGCAGTCGATATGATGGCAGAGGTAGCAGATGCTTTCCAATCTCAAGAACGAAGAAGAGAATATGCCACTGGCAGAGTAAACAACGTTATTGATTATTACCACAAACTTCTCCCATACATTGGTCGAGAAGAGAAGCCCGAAAAGGAAAAAGAAAAAGGTCAGAGACAAGAGAGAACTCGTTTTGATAAGGTTGCAATTGTTATGCATCCCGAAGGTTACAGAAGCAAGATGTACGATGCCCAAGACAAAGACATCGAACTCAAAGATCTTATCTCTTTCATTATGCCGACATGGGGTATTGATGCCAAAGAAGGGCTTGATGTCTTTGGTGCTGTCGAAGATGCAATCGATGCCGATATGAAAGAGAACCCAAATCCTGTTAGAGACAGAATGAACAAGATTAAGGGTGCAGTTGATTCTTTGAACGACGCCCTTGAGTCCAACTACCACGATAACTTGAAGCCCAACTTCTTTGACGATCCTGAGAAGGCATCAAGAGCTCCCGTTGCTTACGGGACATTAAAGAATTACAGAGTCGAACCTGGTGAAATGGTTATTCCTTTTACTGCTAATTTTTATTTTCCTATTCCCGACGAAATTGGCGGGTATGAAAAAATGACGAAAGACAGAACATTCCGAGGAAACGACAGAGGAAGACTGCAAAATTTCAAAGACATGCTCAGGAACAACATGCAACTGTGGCGACCAGCAGCAACAATGGTGAATGAAACATTTAAATCTTTTGATGCTGCCAAGGAAAAATATACTAAAAAACTTCAGAATGAGTTCGGCGAAGAACCGGGGAAGTCAAGAGCAGACACCATTTTTCAAAGACGACCCAAGGACGATACAAAAGCACCTGCACCAGAGGCGGATATTGAATATGTCGGACCTGTAACGAAACAGAGATTTATCTTTATGGATCTGCGAATGATGGTGAAGATAAGAGACACTGTTGGTGTTATTGACGAAGGCGGACTCGATGAAACTATGTTGAACGTCGTTGGCGATATTCGCAACTTCATGGAAGACGGCATACAAAAAGTTAAAGAGCAGGCTTGGGAAGAATTCCAGTTCATGGCAAAGCGATGGATGGAACAGAACCCTCGCAAATCACCAGAAGAAGAAAAGGCAGAGACTGAGAAGAATGTAGACGACATCATGGCTCATTTGCCAGAGGAGAGACAAGCAATGTCATTAGAAGAAAAGATTTTAGCAAAACTAATGGGAGAAGAACTCCTCTTGGAAGTTGATTACGAACAAGCACAGGCATCGCTGACTGGCAAGCCTGCACAGAAGCTCGTCAAGAGTTTTAACTTCGACCAAGGCAAAGATCCAATGGACAATATGTCCAAGCTCGTTACAACGATTAGAAATACGATTATGACTACTGTTCCCCACGATGTGCTTCCTGGCGAAGTTGCAAACGATCCAAGCATGGACCCAATCGGGAAAGAAAAAGAAATTGAAAAAAGAAGAGCACTCGGTATCATGTGGATGCTCCGCCTCTTGAAGAAGGATAAAGAAAAGACTGCTATGCTCTTAGGTGACGACCCTCACCGTCAATGGCAGAGCATTTCGCGAGCCATCAAACAAAACATGGAAAAGTTCTTCCAACATAACCGTCACATGAAGGTGAAGGATTTAAACCAACTCCAAACTGCAGACGACTTAAACAAAGTTGTTGATGCTGCACAAGCATCAATTGATGCCGAGAACGACAAGAAGATGGGTGCCGATGCTGGTGCTGGAACTGAGTTCTTTGCAGGTGGTTTCAAGAGAGATGAGAACGGCGACATCATGCGAGACGAAGAAGGTATTCCATTATTTAGATTCAGCAAAGACGGTTGGGTTATCGCTGCGGCACACAACAAAGGTGCTGCCTGTTTGCTCGGTAAGAAAACAAACTGGTGCACAGCTGCTCCTGGATTGAATTACTTCGATACATATTATAACGGTGAAGATGATCCTTTATTTTTTATTCACACTCCCGCAGAAAAAGATAGCACTGGTCGTATAATCCAACACGGCGACAGATTCCAATTCGCCTTTGGTTGCGATGACTGCCCACAATTTATGGATGTAGAAGATACTCCCGTTCGAGGAGAAGAGTTTGAAAGACTTCACGACAAATTAAAAGATGTGCTCAGAGACAACGGTTTTGAAGATAGATTCGAAGCAGTGTTCAACTATGAGCATTTCGATTTTGACGAAGCGATGGAGAACTTGGTAAAGGATTATGAACGCAGATTCGACAACCCGCAAGTAAAGATCCACGGAGATGTCGAGGACGATTATGATTCCACAAATCTGAATGCTGGTTTTAATGTAGCATTCGTTTACAGTTTTGATCCCAACAAATTTACTCCTGTTGATGACATTTACGATAACGAAGCAATCCAATCGGTGTTTAGCGACATAACTAACATGAAAGTCGGTGGACAAGAAGACAGTTACGGTGACGAAAACGAGAATGTAGATTATGATGCAGGACACAGCACCATCAAACTAGAAATCAGCGGCTGGTTATCTTCATGGGCATCAACCGAAAGTCGTGGTGAAGACTCTATGCACGAAATAGAGGGCTTCTTCTCTGATGTAGACAACAACATCGACGGCAGATATGAAGAGCTCAAAGCAAAGTTGCAAGTTGCTCTTGTAGAATACGGTGCATTACCTCTAACGAAATATGATAAACTACTATCTGATGAGATTAATGTTTGGGATGGCGAGCATGCTAACCAAGACGACGAAGATGAACCTGGTGAATATGGTGATCCTAACGATAAACCTGAACCAAAAGATTTAGCAGACAGACAAGAAGCATTCGAGGAACAATTTAAAAATGTTCTCGTTGCCTTTGACGACGAACTTATGGAAATAAACTTTCAAGGATTATCTTTTCCTCCTCCCGCAGAATTGGCGAACGATGAGGTGTCTGTCATCGGCGATACACCAAGGAATAAAGATTATATTTTAAGAAGAGCATTAATCACAATGAGTCAGGTTATGGATAGACAGCCAAACCTTCCTGGCTTCGACGAAGGTGACGAGGAATATTTCGAAATGTTTCGTGGTGTTGTTTCAAGAAACGACATCGTTGGTTATTTCTTTACCTACAAAACAATGTGTAAAATAGAAATCGACATGAAGCTCGGCAAACTTACCGAGTCTGAAATGGATAATGTGGTCATGGGAATGAAAATAATTGATAGAAACTTTAAACTTTTTCAAATTGCTATGAGAGATGCCCTCGAAAGATATATCAAGATGAACCCTGATGAAATGCGATGGGCAAAAGATAAGGCAGAACCACCACAAGATGCTGTCCAGCGCGGTGCACCTATTGGTGCCCGAATCGGTGCTCCAGTTCGAGCGGAAAGTAAACAAAATGACTTGACAGAAATTGTAACAGATGTTATAATTAATGCACTCAATGAGAGGGAACCCTATCAAATAAAAGCAAGGAAGTGGCAAGAGAAAGCACTCAAGGCAGCAACCAAGGGTCCAAACAAAGGCATTCCAAAAGGAATGAAGGTTGTCAGCACAAAACCAGGAAAATCAGCACCACCGGGAGGGTGATATTATGAGAAAGCACTTTAATAAAAGAAACGAAAGATTATTTAACAGATTGACAGAATCGACGTCTGCCAACACCAGCATCAACGAAATGGAAGATCGTGAAGAGATTGACGACATTATTTATCAAACGGAGTTGTCTGATGAACGAGCGGTTCTGAAAAGCATGCAGAGGCTGATAAGTTTGAACCCAGAGAACCCAGAGGGCTTAAAGGTTCTATATCAACAAGTGGCTGTAAGGAAGCAAGAAGAAGAGCAAGATGATGGTTTTGAAGAAATGATCGATGCTTACAACAACATACTTACAAAAATCCCCGCTTATTTGGCATCTAAAGAAGAGTGGGTAAATAAGATAGGGAACATGACACAAACTGAAAAGTGGTTAAGTAGTAAAATCGTCTCGGAATCTGAGCAAGCTAAAAGAAAGTAATCTTCGTGACCAAGAACATCTTAATATTCTTTCTGCTCGTTTGCATAAGCCATCTTATTTTCTGGTTTCAAGTAAACGGGCAGTTTCTTTGGGACTTCTTTAAAAAGTATCCCTACATCGTTGCTCTTCTTGGTGTGCCGTCAAGTTACCTTGCAATTATGGCATCAAAGTTTGCATACGATGACTTCGGTGGAAAGATATGGCCAATGAGAATTATTGGGTTTTCAACAGGCACAATTATCTTTGCATTTTTGGCATGGACTTTAATGTCTGAAGGTCTTACACTAAAAACAATTCTTTGTCTTCTTCTTTCTCTTATCATCATCATAATTCAAATAGCCCTTTAAAAGAGCATAATGCATGTTATAATACTACTTACTAGAAGTTATGCATGACAAAAAAGCAATTCACGGTCTAATACAAGGGTTTTATCCTTATGCGAAAAGCAGGTTTGGTTTTGACAAGCCTTGCCGTGTATTTCTGCACGATGATGCGGAGAATGCAGTAAACCCACTCGGAAAGACCGCATATTACGATCCAGACAACATGGAAGTTCACCTCTACATTTCAGGAAGACACCCAAAAGATATTCTGCGCAGTTTCTCTCACGAGCTCGTACATCATGCCCAGAATTGTCGAGGAGAATTTGCCGGACCAATGTCCACAGAAGAGGGGTATGCTCAAAAAGATGAACATCTTCGAAAGATGGAAATGGAAGCATACCTCGAAGGATGTATGGGTGTTAGAGATTACGAAGACCAACTAAAGGCGGGACAATAAATGAAAAAGATTTTAAATGAAAGAAACGAGAAGCTTTTTTCAAGACTGTTTGAAAACCAGGGCATCAAAGTAAAAGAGGGTGATTACGACGAGAAAAACCCACCAGATAAATTTGGTAAACCAATGAAAGAAGATGAAACTCCTGGGTTAGATAAAGCACTTGCCCACACTACAGTTGCAAAAGATTTAAAAAAGATGAACACAAGACCGGAGGTTGCGGAACTAATAACTAAGGTTGTTTCTGCAATTAAAAACCAATTGCCAAATCTCAGTGACAGTATTCTTGCACAAGCAGTTAAAGATGTGTTGTCTACACTAAAAGATATGGGCGATGATGCTTCCAAACTTGTAGGCGATATTGGTGACGACATTGAAAGCACATTCAAAGAAGTCCACAACATCGAAGTACCGCCAGAAGATGGTGAAGTACCGCCAGAAGATGGTGACGAAAAAAAAGATTTAGATACTGACTCAGATCAGTAAAATACAAAAAGAAAGGTGGTGATACATTATGACTAGTCCAAAACAGAAAAGAAGAAGACTCTTAAGAATGAAGAGTGAACAAGAGCAAACAAATGCACAAGCAGCATTAGAATTGGCACGTGCCAAGGCAGCAGCAGAAGCAGCTCAAGCAGCAGCAGAAGCACAGGCAGCAGCAGAAGCTCAAGCCGCAGCAGAAGCTCAGGCAGCAGCAGAAGCAGCTACCACAGAAGAAGCTGACGAGAAACCAAGAAGACGGAGAAGATCTAGTAGATCTGCTTAACACTTATGATTGATTTTGATGGTATGACAAAGAGGTTCCTTTTAGGGGAATCTAAAACTATTAATACAAGAGCATATCTTCGTGCACTGAGAGATGGCTTTGCTAAGCTTCGCCCTTCCTCTCAATCACAAGCAGTTCTCATCGAGAACATGAAAACTCATTTAACTGCAGTGACGAGAGACTTTACCTCTTTGCAGGAAAAGGTTTCCATGCTCGAAGAAAAGCTTTCTGTATTAGAAGAAAATAAAAAAGAGGAATAAGAATGGGTGGTTTAGCTGGGCACATGTCTCATCTCTATGATAATCCTGAACTTAAGTTTCGGGAGATTGAAGATGTTTTAACAAAAGCATCAAGTGGAGAACTCGTTGGGACAGAAAAGACAGATGGTCAAAACATTTTTATTTCTTATTCCGTGAAAGACGGTCGTGCAAAGGCTGCAAGGAATCTCGGTAACATCAAGAGTGGTGGCATGGATGCTGCTGGTCTTGCTGCAAAGTTTGCAGGACGAGGTGATTTGGAGAAATCCTTTACGGAGTCTTTTGCTGCATTTGAAAGAGCAGTAGATTTGTTCTCGTTGGAGACTCAGATTGAAATCTTTGGACCCGATGCTAACATCTGGTTTAATGCAGAAGTACAAGATCCTAGAACATCTAACGTTATCAATTATAATGCTAAGTCGTTGACAATCCATCGTGTTGGGCATGCCGAATTCGACAAACAATCCGGTAGACCAAACAACGACAAAGATGTTACAGCTAATGCAAAGAAACTTGAACAAGCTCTGCAAGATGCAAATGCTTTGCTGCCCGGTGAAGACTATTCTGTGCAAGTGAATGCCGTAAGAACTTTAAGGGGTCTGTCGAATGATACTGTCCTAACGGCATCGATCAAAAGACTACGCAGAGCAATGTCCAGAGAAGGTCTTGGTGAAGAGAATACTGTTGCAGATTTTCTTGTAAAAAGAATAACAGATGTCGTCGGCCGAACTGGTTCTGGGTTAAGTGACGAGGTAAAGAGGGAAATCACAAAACGAATCCTTAAAGTACCTGGTGTTACATTGAGCAAGATTTATAGACTCCTTGATGACCCTTCTCAGAAAGAAAAAGTTAGAAAGATTGTAAAAGGAGATAAGAAGATTATCTCTGCTGCTATTTTTCCTTTAGAAGATATCATTCATGACTTCTCCGTTGAAATGCTCAGAGGCTTAGAGTCAGCATTCGTCATTGACAACGAAGAAGAAGTTAAAAGACTTAAAGACGAAGTTGCAAAAGCAATTCAGGCAATCAAAGGTGCAGACAACGAAACTGCTACAGAGATTCTCGTCAAGCAAATGAAGAAACTTAAAGACATAGAAAATGTTTCTACTGCTGCCGAGGGGTTTGTATTCACTTATGATGGAAAGACCTATAAATTCACCGGAAACTTCGCTCCTATCAATCAATTATTGGGATTATTCCGATATGGTAGAGGTGATGTCCCTGCGATGAAGATTGACGAAGACGAAGGTCAAATCCAGGCAGATGTTGTTTATGTTCCTGGTTCTTTCAAGCCACCTCACAAGGGTCACTTCGAACTGATGAAAGATTATGCAAAAAGTGCACGCAAAGTGGTTGTTCTGATTTCAGATCCACAAAGTGCAAACAGCATCAGATTTATTGATATGCCCGATGTTGAGGGTAAGTTAGAAGTAAGCCCGGATGCATCAAAAGAGATTTTTGACTTATACATCGAAAACGAAGGTCTAACTGGGAAAATAGAAGTTCCTGCAATTTGGAGAGAGGGTGAGACAAACCCGATGCAATATCTGCACAGTAAGCTAGAAGACATTGGTCAAACTGACAAGAGTATTATTGTTGCTCTCGGTGTGAGTACTAAAGACCCTGGAGACAAAGACCGATTCAATAAAGACTTTGTTCAACCTTTTGAAAAATACAAAAACCTAACTGTCGTTCCGATGCCCAAAGAGCCACACGGAAATTTCAGCGCCACCAACATGAGAAATGCAATCGCAACTGGTGATATAGAGGTATTAAAAGATTTTATTCCAGATGGTGTATCTGTCCAAGCAGTTCTAGACATTCTTTCACGGGGATCAGTATACACCGAAGCAGATATCAAAGAAATGTCTTCAATGGGCGGAGGCTCAGTTCAAGGTGGTGGAAGAACAAACCACGAGGAGACACTAATTAGAGAAGAGGAAGACGAGATGAGTGAATATATGATCGACAGAAAAACATTTCTTGAAGAGCTTGCAGTGCGTGAGACAATTCGTGAGAAGCTGCAAAGAAAATACGAAAACTCAATGACAGAGGAACAGCTTGTTCGTGCTGCCATTCGTGACATGATCAGTGAAGATGTTGCAGAGGCACCTTATAAGAGCACAGGTATCAACGAGCTCGAAACACTTCTTAAAAAGATCATCCCTGTTATCGAGCCAGATTATAAAAGCCTAACAACTTCAGAAGATCAGAGAGACTCTTTCCGTGCTCACATCCTCAAGGCAGTTCAAAATGCATTAGCCCCAGGCGGTGCAGTGTCAAGAGACTCCAGAGATGTCAAGCCGTTGGATCTTCCCGATGAAGATACATTTGACATCGGTGATGTAGAAGAAGATATTGAGATTACAATGGGCGAACCAGAAAAGTTCATCGATATCGATCCAAAAGCAAAGGCAGAACCAGAAGAGGAAGAAGAAGATTTCGTCATTGACGGTCAAGAAGAGACAGGAAGAAATTTTGCAATGATGACTTGGGAACGTATTGAAACCAACATCGTTGACTCTTATCGAAAACTTGCTGCAGCAACAGATCGTGATTTATTCTACGATTACTTGATGGCAAATTTGAAACTTTACTTCGACAAATTCGATGATGAGCTTGCTCCGGTTGTGGACGAGCCAGAAAGTGAAATTTATAACGATGAGAAAGGGGTTTAAAGCCCCTTTTTTTCTTTCTATTGATCATCGTGGGTCACGGCAAGGGTCGAACGAAAAACGGCTCCGAAACCGCCGTCCCATTGAACAACAATTTATTAAAGATTTTCCTGAGAATACTTTTTTTATATTATTTGCATTTTGTACTTTACAAATCCTGAGATCTGTGTCATTATAACTATAATGGGATCTAAGCAAATAAGCAGATATGCAAAGTAGCACTAAGCAAGTAAGCAGATCCTAAGCACTAAGCAATCTTTATTTATTATTATTTATTTTATTAATAAGCAAATACTAAGCAGGTTAGCATATGGAAACTTGGAAGAAAGCAAAGTACCACGAGGGTACAAACAAAAATTATTCGATTTCAAAAGTCCTTCGTAAGAAAAAGAATATCACTGATGAGTTTGAGGCAATGTTCAACAGCCTCTCCTTGGAAGAAGTGATTGGTTTGAAGCTCGAATTATCCGCTCAAGCATCAGGCGGTAAAATGTATGGAATTCCGATTTGGAAGTACTTGGAACTAGTTATTAAGGACGCAGTGATTAAATATGCACTCAGTGCATGCCATTCAAAAATCGAAGCTCAAAACTTTCTTGGTTTAAAGGCTGCAGAGTGGATGGAAACATTGAAGGCTTTTAATCCAGATCCGTATTTTAAAGATGAATAACAAAAACTGAGGGATATGAAATGTTTGGTAATAAAAAAGAGAAAGAACAAGAAGTTTCTATTTTAACTTTAAAGAATTCCGTTCTTTACCCCGGCACCGTCGTTCCACTTTTGATTGGCAGAGATAAGTCTATGAAGCTGATTGAGGATGCGATAAAGAAAAACACTTATATTGGTGTGGTTGCCCAGAGGGATTTAGAGGACGAGAGCCCAAGAGCAGCAGACCTATATACTGTTGGCACCCTGGCGAAGATTATCAAATTCTCCAAAAACTCAGATGGTCATTACAATGTCATGATTGAGGGAGTTCAGAGATTTTCTGTTGTTGAATACATCGACGAAGAACCTTTCTTCACTGCAAAGATAAAATCTATTCCAAAAGAGATAGAAGGCATTGAAGATGAAGAGGTTCAAATCCTCTTCGAAACTCTCAAGGAAAGTTCCCTTGATATTATTGCATATTTGCAGGAAGTGCCCTCTAACGTTGCAGAGTTCATTGAAAGAGTTGAAGAACCGGGCAACCTTGCAGACATCGTTGCAGGCAACGTCGCAGAGACAGTCGAGGAGAAACAAGAAGTTTTAGAAACATTCTCCATTAGAGACAGAATCATGAGAGCTTTAGAATTGATTGGGCGAAAGCAAGAAATGCTTTATGTGTCAAGCAAAATTCAGACTCAGGTTAAAGAAGAAATTTCCAAGAATCAAAAAGAATATTATCTTCGCCAACAACTCAAAGCCATTAAAGATGAGCTCGGCGATGCAGCTGAGGACAACGATGATCTTGAAGCCCTTAAGCAAAAGATGAAAACCATCGACTTGCCTGAAGATGTTGTCAAGCTTATGACAAAAGAAATTAAAAAGATGAGAAACATGCAGCCAAGTCAGGCTGAATATAATGTAACATTGAATCATCTTGAGCTTCTTTTAGATTTGCCCTGGGATGTCAAAACCAGAGACAACTTGGATCTAACAAAAGTTCAGGAAAAGCTTGATGCAGATCATTACGGATTAGAGAAAGTTAAAAAACGTATCATTGAATATCTCGCTGTTCGCAAATTGAAAGACGACATGCGAGGACCAATTCTTTGTTTGCTTGGACCTCCTGGCGTTGGTAAGACATCCTTGGGTCGCTCCATTGCAGCAGCTCTTGGTCGCAAGTTTAACAGAATTTCCCTTGGTGGTGTTGCAGACGAATCAGAAATTCGTGGCCACCGAAAAACATACATTGGAGCAATGCCAGGAAAGATTATTAAAGGCATGACCAAAGTTGGTGTTACCAATCCTCTTGTTCTTTTAGATGAGATTGATAAGATGGGTAAAGACCATAAGGGCGATCCTGCAGCAGCAATGCTCGAAGTTTTAGATCCAGAGCAGAATAACACATTCATGGATCACTATGTTGACAATCCTTATGATTTGTCCGATGTTCTTTTCATCGCCACTGCTAACGATATTTCTACTGTGCCCGGACCTCTCCGTGACCGGATGGAAATCATTAGTTTGTCGGGGTACACATATGAGGAGAAACTCAACATTGCAAAGAACCACTTGATTCCAAAACAAATTAAAGCAAACGGCTTGGAATCAGCTCAATTAAGGATTCGCGATGCAGCAATCAATAAAATTATTCTCGGCTACACTCGTGAAGCTGGTGTGCGTGGTCTTGAAAGAGAAATTGCTCGTGTATGTCGTGTAACTGCAGCAGAGTTGGCAATTCACAAAGAGGAAAGCCCAGATACACCCTTTTCCAAGGTCGTTAATGAACACAATCTTGTAGACTTTTTGGAAGAAACTAAATTTGACAACGAAGTCGATACGAGAGCAAGAGAACCAGGTGTTTCAACTGGTCTTGCTTGGACAGCTGCAGGCGGAGATGTATTATATATCGAAACAAGCAAAGCTCCAGGAAAAGGTCAACTTCAATTGACAGGTAAAATTGGCGAGGTCATGTCAGAGTCAGCAAAAATGGCACTCAGTCTTGTTCGTTCGAAGGCACACTTGGTTGGTGTAGCAGAAGAGGGACAGAAGTTCTTAGAAGACACAGATGTTCATGTTCACTTTCCTGCAGGTGCAGTTCCGAAGGACGGGCCATCTGCTGGTGTGACAATCACCACCGCTCTTGTTTCTCTATTTACTGGAAAAAAGGTTCGCACCGACACTGCTATGACAGGAGAAACTTCCTTGCGCGGTTTGGTCTTGCCAGTTGGTGGCATTAAAGAAAAAGTTATTGCTGCTCACCGAGCAGGAATCAAAAGAGTTCTTCTTCCACCAAAGAATAAGAAAGATGTAAAAGATATTCCAGAATCAGTTCGAAACGATTTAGAAATCTTTTTCCCGGAGACAGTCGAAGAGGTTCTTGAGCTGGCACTTGAGAAGTGAAACGGCTGAACGGGATACAGGTCGGAGACTTAGTTCGCGGCGGCACTTTACATAACTTTAATTTGATTGGATTGGTTATAAAGTATCGCCCTAACGAAAGAGAAGAGTTTCTGGTCCACTGGTTCGGAGCTTCAGCAAAAGGCTCAGAGCACTTCATGAAGATTGATTGCAAATACATCTTGGAAGAGCGATATTACGATTTAGAACTGATCTCTAAAAACCCTTTAAAATCAAGCACTTAGGCTAAGTACCTGTTTTTATTGACTTTTTAGAGATCACCTTAAAACAGGTCTAAGTGCCTGTTTTTTCGTTTATGTGCAGCAATGATGGCTAAGTACCTGATTGTCGTTTTCTGCCTAAGTCATTGATTTTAAACAGATCTTTTTCCTTGTTTTCTTTTTCTGGTTGTGTATAATAAGGGCACATTTTGAAAAGGAGAAACCATGATTAAAAAAACCATTACCACTTGTTTGATTTTACCCGCACTCGCCTGTGGACCCGATACTATTATTATTTACCCGCAAACCCAAAATGAACTCCCAGTTACAGAATTGGAGTATCTGGAAGCGAACACTGCACCAGAAGTAGAAGAACTGTTTTATGCAGAGCGAATTGTTTTTGAAGAAGAGCAGGCACCAGAAGAGGACGCAACCGAGCAACCTGTTGAAGAAGAGGTCGAGCAAGAGGAGCAACCTGTTGAAGAAGAACCTGTGCAAGAAGAGCAACCAGCAGAAGAGCAACCAGCAGAAGAGCAACCAGCAGAAGAAGAACCTGTTGAAGAAGAACCTGTTGAAGAAGAACCTGTTGAAGAAGAACAGCCTGCTGAAGAAGAACAACCTGTTGAAGAAGAGGAAGTCCCAGTAGAGGAAGAAGTTGTCGAAGAAGAGGAAGTCCCAGTAGAGGAAGAAGTTGTCGAAGAAGAGCAACCTACCGAAGACGGCTTCTCTGACGAGTGCAATCTTGAGGGGAACATCTATAACTTTCAATCATCCTGCATTTATCCTTTAGCTTGTCTTTCTCGTCATGTTGACAATTTTGAAGTAATCCCTGAAACGGGCTTTTGTGGAAAGATCTGTTTTGGTCATTCGAATTGCCCAGGAGACACCCAATGTGTTATGAATGGTGTGACCCCTGGAGTTGGATATTGTGAACGATAGTTTTTGGTTTTTCTCTATCGTTTCGATGCCTGGAACACCCCTTAACGGGGGTGTTCTTTTTTTGTTATACTATTTATAGATATGAAACTTGATTTAACTAAATTGGCAACCGCACTTGTAACCACCTTGGTGGTTGGTGTTATGACCTATCAATTAACAACGATACGTCAGCTTGAAATCGACAATGAGATCACAAAGGTTCGCTTAGAGCAGATTGAAAAGAAGCTCAAGAAACGAGGCAAAAAGAAATGAATAAATTATTTGAAAACTGGAACAAATTCTTAGAAGAAGACAACTACACTCGCGAACAAATTGAAGAGATGGTTCGCCAGGAACTCTTAGAAACAAACCCTTGTTGGGATGGATATGTCAAGGTGGACGGAAAGGAAGATTACGAAGACGGCAGCTGCGAACTTAAAAAAGAACTCGACGAATCAGAACTCGAAGAAGCTTTTGACAAAGATAGAATGAAATGCAACAGCCCTCGTTATCTCAAAAAAGGCGACACAGGTTACGGAAAGAAGCAAAAAGTTGTGAAGGCATGTAAGAAGGGCAAAGAGAAAATTGTCAAGTTCGGCGATGCCAACATGGAAAATAAGAGCGACAATCCAGAGAACAAGGCAGACTTCCGCAGTCGCCATGATTGCAAGAATAACGAGGATAAATTCACTGCTGGATATTGGTCCTGTAAAGACTGGTAGATGACACATCGCATCAAAGTTAATCCTTTACTTTAACTTCGCAATACTTTACAAATTACTTTAACTATGATAAGATAGTATCAACTTGAACCTCGTCCTGCAATCAAGCAGGCGAATTAAAAGGAGAAAACTATGAAAAAAGCACTATTAGCGACCATTATGGCGTTTTTGGTAAGTACCGTAAGTTATGCAGACGAACTTCGTTTAGAAGCGACTGCATCTGCTAAGGTTGGCGACAACACCCTCACTGTTGAGGAACAAGTTCGTCATGATCTAAGCATTAGTGAGGACATGGTTACAAAGGCAGCTCCATACGAGCATACCGTGTTCGCTATTGGCAGGGATTTGAACGATAACAATGCAGTTCAGTTCCGTGTCCGTAACACTAACACAGCAGGCACATCAGAGAACCGCTTGTCATTAGACTTGAATTCCTCTGTTTCCTTGCCTATGGGAGTAGGGTTGCAAAATCGATTACGATTACAACTTGACGAGACTGGGGATATTACCGCAGTTGATGAAACGGATCTGCGCATTCGTGAACAAATCATGATTTCAAAGAATGTTAATTTGCATTTCTTTAGCCTAGATTTATCCATTGGTGATGAGATTCATGCAGACGTTAACGGAATCAAAGAGAATCGTATTACTGCTGCAGCAGCAACATCGTTGACTGATAATTTATCAGCCCGTGCAGAATACTTCCGCCAGCAAATGACTGGTGCAGATGATGCAAATGTTGTAACTGTTTCAGCCCAGCTACGCTTCTAAGAAGTAATGAATTAATTTTCAAAGAGAGTCCCTTGTGGACTCTTTTTTTTTACATAATGATTGACATAAAGTGATCTGTATGTTATAATGTTTGAACACACAAGGAGTATGTATGAATATTTTTGCTATTGGCGGCTGCGAGAAAACTGGAACTATCGACTGGGAACAGTCTGCTCGTGAGCTTGATAATTATCGTGTTGTCAAAATGATTCTGGAGTCATGCCAAATGTTATGTACGACCCTTAATCACCAGGGTTTCGAAACACCCTACCGCAATGCTCACTTCAATCACCCCAGCACCAAGTGGGTTCGTGAGTCATCTGCTAATTTTCTCAACCTTGTCAAACACACAGAAGCTATGCTCGACGAATACAAAGCTCGCTTCGGTCAACACAAGGTACACAAGTGCGAACGTGTACTCAACATCTGCAAAGACTTGTTTGATGCATCTTTGTTCCCACACGACAAACCAACCTCACTTCCGTTATGCATGCCAGACGAATACAAGTCTGACAACATTGTCAAGTCCTATAGAAACTTTTATTCTGACAAACCAAAGATGCGATACCCTGCTGACAAAGTCCCAGCATGGTTTGACACTCGTCGCAAAGAAGAATACGAACTTATTGATTAGGAGTCCATATGCAAACTATTGGGCAAAAAATAAAACATTTAAAACCAAAAGTTTCTCCACTTGATTTAAATTGGAGAAATTTAAGAAGAGATGCTTTCTGGCAAAAGATACCTGCATGGAGAGACATTGACGAAGAGACTTTCCTGAGTCACAAATGGCAAGAGAAGAATGCTGCAACAAACATTAAAAAGCTTCTGAAAGCCGTTGATGGTATTGTCTCAGAAGAGTTTGTTAAAGACTTGGAAGCAGGGTTTAGTGCGGCACCAATGGCTGTCCGTATTTCCCCCTATCTCTTGTCTCTTATCGACTGGGAAGACCCCTATAACGACCCCATAAGAAGACAATTCCTACCAGTAGCTTCTCAGTTGCAACCAGACCACCCTCTGTTGACTTTAGACTCCCTCCACGAGCAAGCAGATGCCCCCGTAGAGGGCTTAACTCATCGTTACCCTGATAAGGTACTGTTCCTTGCTCTGGACACCTGCCCGGTCTACTGTCGCTTCTGTACGAGGTCTTATGCTGTGGGTTTGGATACTGACACTGTTGAGAAGGTCCAGCTCAAGGCAAACCAAGAGCGATGGGCAAGAGCATTACAGTATATTCGGGAAAGAGAAGAAGTAGAGGATGTTGTCATCAGTGGTGGTGATATGTATCGACTTAAAGCAGATCAGGTAAGAGAAATCGGCAATGCACTTTTAGATATTCCACATATCCGAAGATTCCGTTTTGCAACCAAGGGTCTTGCAATTCAACCTATGAAAGTGTTAACTGACACTGATTGGACAGATGCAATCACGGAAGTGGTTGAACGAGGAAGAAAGATGCATAAAGATGTTGTCATTCATACTCATTTCAACACACCAAATGAAATAACGGGAATCTCTCAAGATGCCATGAATCTTCTTTTCGAGCGTGGTATAACTGTTCGTAATCAAGCTGTGTTACAGGCAGGTGTAAACGATACAGAAGAATTGATGGGGAGTCTTATTAAAAAGTTAGGCTACATTAATGTTCAGCCTTATTATGTTTACATGCACGATCTTGTTCGAGGAACAGAAGATTTGAGAACAACTGCTAGAACATCTATGGATCTTGAGAAGCGATTAAGAGGAACCACTGCAGGTTTCAATATTCCCCTTTTCATTGTTGATGCCCCTGGTGGCGGAGGAAAGAGAGATATTCATAGCTTCGAACACTACAACCAAAGAACAGGTATCTCAGTGTACAAGGCACCAGCAGTGAAAGATGGGTTCTTCTATTATGTTGATCCAATTAAATCTTTATCACCCTCAGCACAAGAGGATTGGAAGGATAAAAATAAGCAGGAGCAGATGATTAAGGATGCAATAAGTGATGCATGCAAATATCATGGTCGCCCTCAAATAAAATACTTTTAATTTTTTCATTTTTATGTTAGAATAACTCTTTCTTAATAATACTTACAACAGACCAAAAGGAGATCCCTATGCCCGACGTATCCACTGGAACAATGACAAAAGATGAAGCCCTCTTATACATCTCGAAACTAAGCGATAATCAGAAAGTTAAAATTACTTTAGTTTCAAATGAGGGGAAGAAAGAGAATAAACAGCTTCTAGTGGAAAGCAGTAAATGGGATTATGGTTGCTACAAGGATTAAAGTTATGAAAAAGTTATTTTTATTTGCTGTCCCGTTTCTTTTTGCATGCGGGATGGAAGAACCAACTGTTCGAATTGATTTTGCTGCTGAAGAGCTCACCGTGAGCAAAACAGCATTGTGTCAAACAATGGATGCTTCTGTTAGAGAAGAAATGGATGCTGGAAAGTTTGAAGAATTGTGTGGTTATCCTGCAATCTGTGAAGACTTTGAAACAGAATTAATTTGTGATGGAGAGTGGTGTGTTACTCATCGCTATTGTCGTATGAACTAGGTTCTCTTATTTTAAAGCCGAGTTGACCTTGAACCATCATCTCAACTCTAACACGTTCTGCACCGTCGCTGTGGTACCAAATCCACTCGGCGGTGTTTTGCATTTCTGTAACTTTGTGTTGAAGCATGCGGATCTTTCTGTTTAACCATTCGAGTTCTTTTTCTGGATCGATATCGACATTGATTCCCAATTCATATGCTATTTCTAAGAGTGCCATTCCATCTCCACCTTTAACTGCAGATGCAGCCTCTTTGTAGAGTTCTGTTTTGTACTCTTCGTCGTCATCGTCTGATAGTCTGTCTGGGTGGGTTTTTAGAGCAATCTTTTTAAAGAGGTCTTTTAAGTCTTTATCCCTCTCCAACACTTCTTCTTCGATTTCCTCTACTTCTTCTTTCTCTTCTTCCTCTTCTTCCGGTTCTTCTGGAGCAGATTGTATCATATCAACGGAATCTGATTCCTCGATTTCATCTGGTTCTACAATCTGAGGTCTTCTTCCTGTTTCAAATCTTTCGTTGAATTCAAATATGCAATCTTCTAGAATAATCTCTGCCTCAATGATTTCCGCAGAAACCATCTGGAACGTCAATCTTGTTTTCTTGATTGTCGCTTCTTTTCTTGACTTAAAGGATTTTCTTTTTCCTTTTGCTTTCCGTGCCATTTTATTCTGACTTTGATTCTAAAACAGTATGGATGAAGCTTCTCATCTTCTCAAAAGGTGTGGACAGTGTGATGTGGTGAAATCTGGAGTGTATAGCAAAGACAACACCAACTAGCTTTCCGCGACCGTTTATAACAGGGCTACCGGAACTTCCAGGATTCGCGGGTAAAGAAAAAATGTCAGCAGTGGTCTGACCGAGTGGTCCCTCAACAAGCTTTCCTGAATAGAACCCCTCATAAAGCATGACGAGGTTTTCCCCAAACACACCTTGTGGTGCAGCCATATTGTATACCTTTTCACCAATTTCAGGCGGAAAGTTTGCAACAGAAAGTTTTTTCGCATCCAGCCTGTTTGATGAGATAATACATGCATCAATGTCTTTTGCCATTGCGACTACTTCAGCTCTGGCGTTTTCCATCTTATGGGTATGTATATTGATTTGATCTATATATTTCGCACCAGTCGGCTCGCAGAAGTGTTTTGCTGTCAGGACATATGATTTATCGCCGTCGTGCTCAATGATAGCACCAGAGGCAGTCGACATCCCCATCATGCGACCTTCTTCGTTGAAGATAACTTTGGATAAACCTACAAATGCTCTTCTTCTCTGATCTAGTAAATTTTTAGTAAAAAGGTTTGTAAATGCACAGCTTGACATTAGTAAGCAGGTCATTAAGGCTGGGATTAATAATAATTTTTTCATACAAATAAGTATGAACCCGAGTCATTAAAAGTAAAACTTATTCCCTAAATGAAATGCTTTAACTATTTATATTGGCACACACGAAATGTCTATAGAAAGAAGAACTTTATGAAAAAAAGTATATACGTGCTCGATACGAGCGTTTTTCTTACCAATGCAAACTCGGTTTATGCCTACGGCAAGAATGATATTGTCGTCCCAATGAAAGTTCTCGAAGAGATCGACAAACATAAAAAAAGACAAGATTCCGTAGGATCGAATGCTAGAACAATAATCAGAATTTTTGATGACCTAAGAGAAGCAGGTTCACTCTATGAGGGAGTTTCTCTCGGAGAAGAGAAGGGTATGTTGACAGTAAGACCAAGTGCCTTAAATGTCCATGCATACCTCCCAGATGATTTATCTCCTGATGTCCCTGACCACAAAATCATTGCCACAGCAATGCAGGAGCGAGAAAAGGGCCCCGACAATGATGTCACTCTTGTTTCTCGTGATGTGAATATGCGGGTGATATGTGATGCTCTTGGGCTCCCAACAGAAGACTACAATCCAGACCAAATTTTAGAAGCCGGAGAAGAAGTTTATACTGGTTTTACAGAGGTTCTTGTCAATGATAACATTATCGATGATTTCTATATTGCAAAGCCCATCGAGATTGAAAAGAGCAACTTGCATGCAAATCAGTTTGTTATGTTGAAATCAAACATAAACGAATCTAGAACAGCCCTTGCAAGATATGACGGAGAAAACAAACCACTCAGAATGTTGAGCAAACGTCAGAATTTTTATGGTATCTCCCCAAGAAACAGAGAACAACAATTTGCAATGGATCTCTTGTTTGACAAAACAATTCCAGTCGTAAGTTTGATTGGTTCTGCTGGTACGGGGAAAACCTTGTGTGCTCTTTCCGCTGGACTAGAACAAGTTCTGCAGACTGAGGAGTACACCAGACTTATTGTGTCACGACCAATTCAGCCTTTGGGTAAAGACATCGGCTTTTTGCCGGGAACGATGGAAGAGAAAATGGCACCGTGGTTGACACCGATTCAAGATAATTTGCAATTTTTAATGGGAAATGATAAATTAATGCTTCAAGAATATTTAGATCGTGGTACAATAGAAATGGAAGCTATAACTTACATTAGAGGTCGCTCTATTTCAAAGGCATTTATCATCGTCGATGAGGCTCAGAATTTAACAAGGCACGAATTGAAAACAATTGTTACAAGAATCGGAGAAGATTCAAAGTTAATATTGACTGGTGACATTGAACAAATTGATAATGTCTATGTCGACGAAACATCTAATGGTCTTACCTATGCCGTCGAGAGATTTAAAGAGTATGATTTAGCGGGTCATGTGTCCTTCTTGAAGGGCGAAAGAAGTGCTATTGCCACTTTAGCGGCAAAGATTCTTTAATAAAGACCTAAATACTATTAGGAGTTTTACATTCTATGAAGAAAGAAATCATAAAAAACGATACAGGAACGGAAGTTACTGTCTTAATTGAACTTAAAAAACGGACACTTGCGAGAGATCCTAGAATGACCTTTACAACCAGAATGGTGAAAACCATGTTAGAAAACGACAAAATAAAGGTTGACAAATGTGTTATATCTGATACAATAGATAATAATAGTGATCTGTCTAAAAGAATTGGTAAGTGGGTATTTTCCATTATCAACGACACGAAAGAAGTCTTAGCACCAATTCCAATGACAGCCGAGCCAACAGATGGTATCTATTCCGAGTCGTCCGTAGAAAAAGCACCTGCAAAGAAAAAAAGGACGAGAAAGAAGAAAGGAAGCTAATTTGCCTCACGTTTCATTTTCCGCTATTAAAGATTGGAAATTCTGTCCCTACTATCACAAACTAACACGAATCGACAAAATCAAAGGCTTTGAAGGAAATATCTACACTGCCTTCGGTAAAGCGATTCATGATACTTGTGAAGCAATGTTGTTGAGCAGACAACTAAACCAGAATTTCGAATCTGAGAAGTATTTTAAAAAAGCCCTAATCAACGAAACAAAACAACTCAAAGAAGAAGTTGAGGAAAAGACTTTGACTGAGTTTGAACAGCAGGGTGTAAGCATTTTACCTGATATTATTCCTGCTCTTCATGAGTACTTCGGTAATTTTACTCTTGTCTCTTCTGAAGAGGAGATTCACGAGAAACTTTTTTATAAGACCGATGACAACTACACCTTCAAAGGTTATGTAGATTGTTTTATTAAAACCGAAGATGGCAAATATCACATCATCGACTGGAAGACATGCTCATGGGGTTGGGACATGAAAAAGAGAACCGACCCAATGGTGACATACCAGCTTACATATTATAAGCATTTTCTCTCAGAGAAACGTGGCATCCCAAAGGAAGACATCGAGACTTACTTCGCTCTTCTCAAACGAACTGGCAAGAGAGATAAGGTTGAAATCATGAGAGTGACTTCTGGAGATAAAAAGACAAATAATGCCCTTAAACTCCTTGAACAGTCGGTGTATAATATTGATAGAAAAAACTTTATGAAGAACAGGTTGTCCTGTTCGAGATGTGATTTTAAGGGCACCGAGCATTGTCCATAAGGAGAATCCATGAAAAAAACAATTTTAACTTTGTCCGACCACCCCTTGTCTCCAAGTGGTGTTGGTACACAAACAAGATATGTGATTGAAGCACTGTTGGCTACGGGAGATTACAAGGTAATATCTCTTGCTGGTGCCATCAAACACAATGATTACAATCCGCAACGTTTAGAAAAGTATGGAGAGGATTGGACAATTTTCCCTGTAGATGGATATGGAACTCAGGATTTGATTCGCTCCATCGTCCGCACAGAGAAGGTTGATTTGGTTTGGATTATGACAGACCCTCGTTTCTGGGGCTGGTTGTGGGAAATCGACGACGAGATTCGTTCCACCTGTCCTTTAATATACTATCATGTTTGGGATAATTATCCTTACCCAACATACAACAAAAAACATTACCTTTCCAACGATGTTATAGCAACTATTTCAAAGGTCACAGATGATATTGTTAAGACAGTTGCACCAGAGGTTGAGTGTCATTACATCCCCCATGCGGTTGATGATAAGATTTTTAAGCCTGCCTCTGATGAAGAAATAAAAGAGAACAGGGACAAGATTTTTGAAAACAACAAGGATCGGTTTGTTTTATTTTTCAATAGCCGCAATGCTCGTAGAAAGCAAAGTGGTTCTTTGTTGTTTTGGTATAAAGAATTTTTAGATAAGGTAGGCCACGACAAGGCGACCCTTATCATGCACACAGACACCAAAGACCCTCATGGTCAAGATTTGGATGCAATCATCAGGAACCTCGAATTGACCAATGGTCAGGTTTTGTTTTCTAGAAATAAGATTTCCAACGAAGACCTTGCAAAATATTATAATCTTGCAGACTGTAGTGTCATGATTTCAGATGCGGAAGGTTTTGGCTTGTCTGCCCTTGAGTCGCTTAACTGTGCGACCCCCATCATCGCAACGATGACAGGCGGTCTGCAGGAGCAGGTGTTTGATGGTGAAACCTATTTCGGCATTGGACTCGAACCAGCATCAAAAGCAATCATCGGCTCTCAAAACATCCCGTGGATTTATGAGGATCGATTGTCCGGTGATGATGTCGTCAATGCTATGCTCAAAATGTACAACATGACTAACGAAGAAAGAAAGAAGTTGGGCTCTCTTGGTCGGGAACATGCAGAAAAGAATTATGGTTTTGAACTCTTCCAGCAGCGCTGGGTCGAACTCGTCAAAAAGACAATTGAGACTAGAGGCTCGTGGGACAAAAGAGAGGGTTATGACAGATGGACACTAACGGAGATATCATGAAAAAGAAAGTAATTGTAAAAGGACCTGCACTGAGTGCATCTGGGTACGGGGAACATGCAAGACTTGTTCTTCGTGCTCTTCGTAGTAGAGAAGACTTGTTTGATGTTTATTTTGCCAACATTGAATGGGGCAAGACAGGTTGGATTTCAGAAAACTCAGAAGAACGAGCTTGGATCGACTCTTTGATAATTAAAACTCATCATGCGGTGCAGAATAAAATTCAATTTGATTTGTCCCTTCAGGTCACTATTCCAAACGAATTTCAAAAAATTGCACCTGTAAACATCGGCATCACAGCTGGTATTGAGACTCACAAGGTCGCACCGTTGTGGCTGCAGAAATCTAACGAGATGGATAAAATCATCACCATTTCGCAACATGCCAAAAGCGGCTTTCTTGATACGAAGTATCCACTTGTGAATGAGAAGAAAGAACATGTTACTGATTTAGTTTGTAATGTGCCTGTTGAAATTGTAGGATATCCGGTTAAGAATGTTGAACCTGCAGATGTACAGTTTGATTTCGATACGGACTTTAACTTTCTTACTGTTGCACTGTGGGGACAGAGAAAAAATCTAGAACAAACCATTCGTGCATTTGTTGAGCAGTTCCGAGACAACGAGAACGTTGGATTAATCATTAAGACTGCTATCAAAAATGGCAGCACTTACGACAGGCTTACGATGGAACACACACTTTCCGTCATCTCCAGACGTTACGGTGAACGAAAATGTAAGATTTATCTCTTGCATGGTCGCCTCACTGAAGCGGAGATGACAACACTTCTTAACCACGACAAAGTTAAGTGCATGCTTTCATTGGCACACGGTGAGGGTTTTGGATTACCGCTCTTTGAAGCAGCATACAATGGTTTGCCAATCGTCACAACAGACTGGGGCGGCCATTTAGATTTCTTGTACATCCCCCAGAAAGACAAAAAGGGCAAAGAAAAGAAAAAGGGAATGTTTGGTAAAGTTGCATATGATTTAAACAACGTACAAAAAGAATCAGTTTGGGAGAATGTTGTAACACCAGATTCCAAATGGGCTTTCCCGAGTCTTCAGTCTGCAAAAACAAAGATTGCGGATGTCTACAAAGATCACAACTTGGCATTAAGCAAAGCCTCCAAGTTGAAAGAATATGTTGTTAAGGAATTTGAAGAGTCTAAGATTCTTGATAAGCTGGTACATGAAATCAATCATGACCCTCTCGGTCTTGATCAGATCGACTTAGAGGACCTATTGGTATGATTGGTGTTGTTTGTGATTTTTATTACCCGTCCATCGGGGGAACTCAAAAGCTTTGCCAATCTGTGGTTGACATCTTTCGAGAAGCAGGGAACGATGTCGAAGTGATCACAACCCACGATACCAACAGGGATTTAAAATCTTTTGATTATTCTTTTGTTGAAATGCCAAATTTAGATTTCTTGAATAAACCACTCTTTTGGTCCCGTGGGTATGATAGTGTTTTTGTCTTTGCGGACTTAGGTTCACAGAGCTTACACACGATCCAGACTTCTGCAATCAATCACTCGGTACTCGTTCTCAATCTGGATGAAAATGTTTACAAGTGGGTTAAGAACGAAGAGCAGGGATATTCAAAGCAGATTGTTTCGAAAATTGTTGAAAGAATCAAAACATTTGATACTGTTGTTTCGTTTTGTAAAGATGCTCCTGTGAACAAGTTTCTGGAAGAAAACAACATAGAATATGTTTTTATTCCAAACTTTAGCAGAGATGTTCGAGAGACAGAAAAGAAAGAGTTCGACCTTCATTCGACATTGGGTTTGGGTAAAAACAAAAAGGTGATATTCAATCATGGTCTTTTTGAACAAAGAAAGAACCAGCTTCATTTGATAGAGAACTTCCACAAGGCAGGCATGAAGCAAGACTACTCCCTGGTGTTTCTTGGGAGCCCAAGAGATTCGTGGGATGTTCCGTACTTTAAGGAGTGCAAAAAGTTTGTTGAAGACAACGATCTTCAGGAAAGCATTAAGTTCATCAAGGGCACAAACAACAACTCTTTGATCGACTCTCTTCTGTTAAAATCCGATGTTTATGTTTTACCGTCCACTGCTGAGGGATTACCTCTCGTCCTCATTGAGGCAATGAGCGCAGGTCTGCCTTGGGTTTCAACACCCGTCGGCGGTGTACCAAGTGTCATGGGACCCCTTCACGGTGGTGTTGTTTTGGATAAAATAGATTTTAATCCAGAAGAACTGAAGAATGCAATTTCTTCTGTCTTGAATAAAAACAGCAGAGAAGACTGGGAGAAGAATTTCTCAAAAGAGATTGCCTCAAAGAATTACCTATCTGTCGTCAACAAAGCAAGCTTTTCGATCAAGGAGAAGTTCAGCTTTGTGTGCCCTGCATACAATGAAGAGGAGACAATAGGTAGATATTTAAAATCTTGTTTGCAATTTAGTGATATACTTTCAGAGGTGTATATAATCAATCATCGCTCCTCCGATAACACCCTTGGTGTAATAAAATCATTTCAGGAGCAATATAGAGATGCGGGAATTAAGCTTAATTTTAAAACTGAAAAAAGGGACTTCTCCAAGGAATTTACACTTGCAGATTTGAGGCATGATGTTATGGCTGAAAGTTCTGAAGAAATTGTCTTTATGCACGATGCTGATTTTGTTTTTGGCAAAGGTTATTTGCAGATGATAAAAGATTCTCTCAAATCCTTGAGAAACAAGTCTGTTTATACTGTACAGTACGGCATACCAGTTCTTGATGAAGATGTTTGCAAGATGCATGTTCCTGTTCCGAGAGTAATGAAGAAGAGTAAAACACAATATCGACAAGATCACGTTAACGGCAAGCACGAATGGGCAAGACCGACCGATAAGAATTGTCAAGGTGTGTTGACTATCCCTGTCCGAGAGAACAGTTTGGTGTCGATAAACACTAAAACAGAAGAGGCTAAAGAGCTCCGAAGGACGATGACAACCTTTTTTGAGGATATTTATAGCGGACGAGTTACGGGGAGTTGGTTCGATTCTTATGATGCCGATAGGCTCAGGAAAGAAGAAGTATTTTTCGACAAGATACACAAAGCCGGAAATTATCAAAATGTTGATATTGACTTGTCATTGTTTAGCTACTAGGGAAACAAAATGAAGAAAAAGGTTAGCAAAGAACTTCATCGTCAAACACTTTTGGAGGCAGCACATGCCCTCCGTGGTGTAGATTATTGTGTCTTCTATGGAACCGCACTTGGTCTGCATAGGGACGGAGATTTGATAGATGGCGACGATGATGTCGACCTTTTTGTCAAGGATTCTGATTTTGAAAATGTGGATACCCTTTTAAAGGAAAGTGGATTTAGAAGTTCTCAAGAAGTGAACGGACAACCTGTATTCCCAGGGATCTTTTCTCAATACTATAAGATTAGAGAGTCTGAGATCTGTCTTTTGGACATTTATTTTTATCATGATGTTCACGAGAAATTTGTCGTTGACAAGTGGAACGTCTGTGGCAGACCAGATAACAAAGAGACTTTCATCATCTTTCCAAAAGATATGATTTTTGATTGTCATGAAGTTGAGTTTTTTGGAGAAAAGATAAAAACACCAAAAAATCCAGAGTCTTTATGTAGATACATCTACGGGAATCGATTTAGAGAGCCCCTGGCAAAAGGTTCGGATTACTTTCAAAGAATCATTAATAACAGATTTGTTGTGGTATATAATAGGTGATAGAGGCTCACATGGACGACAGAGAATATTGGAACAAATTTTATAAAGAGAACAAGGAGACGAATCTTTCTTGCTCTTCTTTTGCGAATTTTTCACATCAGTGGGTTGATAACAGAAAAAGACTTATTGAACTCGGGTGCGGTAATGGTCGCGACTCGATTCACTTTCTTAACAGTGGTCTTAATGTTACGAGCATAGACAATGCGAAGGAAACAATAAAAGAACTTCAAAAAAACCACCCAGAAATTAATTCTATTTGTATGGATATCGACGACATTGATAGTCTGCAAGACACATATGAGATCGTTTACAGTAGATTCTTTCTTCATTCAATTGATGAAGAGCGGGAAAACAAACTTTTATCCTGGGCATACAAAAGCTTGTCTGCTGACGGTATCTTGCTTATCGAGGCTCGCACCACAAAAGACAAAGATCTCAGAAAGACCCACGATGGACACTTCAGGAGATATATTGACCCTGAAGGTTTAAAAAACAAGCTTCTAGACTTAGGTTTTAATATATCTTACAGCATTGAATCAAGAGGTCTGTCCGTTTATGGTTCAGAAGATCCTTATCTATTGAGGGTGATCGCCCAAAAAGAGGGGGGTTAATCATGGTGTTGAAGGCTTGGTGGTACAAAGCATCCGTACCAAATTTCGGTGACGATATTTCTCCGATTATATTAGAAATGCTAACTGGACAAGAAGTCATCAAAAGCACTGAAGAGGGCTCTCTTTGCTCAATAGGTTCCATTGCTTTTCAAAACTTTCCATCTCCAATGCAATTTTGGGGAAGTGGGGCGATTGATAACAACCAGGGATCTTCCCAAATAAGAAATCACAAATTCCATGCCGTACGCGGACCTCAGACCAGGCGAAGAATCATCCAAGCAGGAGGAGACTGTCCAGAGATATACGGAGATCCAGGTGCTGTTTTGCCCCTCTTGTTCGATAAGGAATCTTTTGGAAATGGTAAGAAGTATGAGTTTGGCATTTTGCCACATTATGTTGACTTCAATAGGGTTTCTACATTCGCATCATGTTCTGATGACAATGTTAATCTCATAGACATTCGCTCTGGTCATGTGAATGTTATTGAGGGGATTCTGTCCTGTGAAAAACTAGTTACTTCGTCTTTGCATGGGTTGATCGTTGGCGAAGCTTACGGTGTTCCGACTGCATTCGTGGAGTTCGGGACAAAATTGTTCGGAAGGCTCTTTAAATTCAGAGATTATTTTCAATCAACAAACAGGGAACTTGAGTATGAAGAACACTTCTCAGGAAACGATTTTGATTTCAAAAAAATAGAAAACCTTCTAAGTAGAATGCATAAGCCTGATTTTGACTTGAGGAAATTTATAAACTCTTTTCCTGCTGAAGTAAAAAATGAAGCTGTGTTAAAATATCTACTAGAGGGGTTCTAGCCATGAAAACAGAGAAGAAATATTTATTTATACATGTCAATAAGTGCGGCGGAACATCCATGAAACAGGCATTTAAGAATGTTAAAAGTATCTGGATTCCACCCGCCAACAAGTTGATCAGTCTTGCTAAAGAAGAAAAATGGAACCATCTCAATAAATTTTCAATTGTAAGACATCCAGTCTCGCGCCTCTTAAGCTTGCAGGGCATGTTGTTAAAACTTAGAAGAAAGCACATATCTTTGACTGAGATAATGGATTTGGTTGAAGACTCGTCCATCTCTTATTACAAGTTCTCGAATCAAAAAGAATATATAAAAAGACATGCACTTCCGTTCACCCACCCTCACTATCAAGTTTATCGAGACGGAAAATTAAATATAGATAAAATTTGGCGACTTGAGGAGCTCGACACCGCAAAAGAAGAGATGGAATCTTTTTTAAACACAAAGCTCTCCATACCTAAAAAAAACACGAGCACACATAGAGAACTTAATCCAAAAGAAAAAGAAAGAATTATAAAGGTTTATAAAGAAGACATAGAAGCGATGTATCGTGACTTTGTTTGGGATTTATAACAGTTTGGAGAAAAAGATTGTCTGATACATCAAAAAGAACTTTAACTAAAGCCTTTACTTGGAAGATTTTTACATTTCTATCTCTCGCTGTTGGCGGATTGATAACCACGGGCTCGATTAAAAAGGCAGTAACTTTGTCCTTAATATATCAGCTTTATACATTTATAATGTTTAATATACACGAAAGGATCTGGAATATGTTTTCATGGGGAAAAAGAAAAGGAATGTTTATTCAAATGACTGGCCTTAGCGGTGCTGGAAAATCTACCATCGCCAAGGAGGTCAAAAGAAGACTAGAAAAAAGAGGAATCAGAGTAGAAGTGATCGATGGTGACGAATACCGTCAAGGCTTGTGCAATGACCTTGGTTTTTCCAAGGAAGACAGAAACACCAACATTCGACGTCTCGGGTTTGTTGCCAAGGTCTTGGCTCGAAACAATGTTATTACAATAATGTCGGCAATTAATCCATATGAGGATGTCCGCAAGGAGTTGCGAGACATGTCGGAACATACAAAGACGGTCTTTGTTAAGTGTGATATTGAAACCTTGAAGCAGAGAGATCCAAAAGATTTATACAGGCGAGCCCTCTTGCCAGATGGTCATGCAGAAAAGATTAACAACTTCACAGGAATTTCAGATCCTTTTGATGTTCCGTTGGTTTGTGATCTTACCATAGATACCAGCAAGGAGTCGCTGGAAGAGTCTGCAACTAAATTAGAAAAGTTTATTTTAAAAAATACATAGGAGACAACATGAAGAGAGCAATGTTTATTGGGAGGTGGCAACCGATGCACAACGGTCATAAGTGGCTGATTAGTCAGAAGCTGGACGAAGGAACACCGATTTTGATTTGTGTGAGAGACATCCCACCAGACGACAAGAACCCTTTCACTACCGAACAGACAGTAGAAATGATCAACAAGGTTTACGAAGGTCAAGATGTTGAAGTAATGGTTATTCCAGATATCGAAAGTGTCAATTGGGGGCGAGGTGTTGGATATGGAACAATTGAACACCAGCCACCTGCTGACATCGGATTCATATCAGCTACATCTATTAGGAATTCTATTTCTGAGAATGATGACTCTTGGAAGAAAAATGTTGATGAAAAAATTCATGATTTGGTTGTAGAATATTTAAATGCACAAGGAGAACAAAATGAAACTAACTGATCAAGCACTTGGGTCCATCATGATGGTCCTGCAAAAATGTTTAATGGAGCAAACAGATATTGTTCCTTTATTAAAAGACTTGGAATTTGTGACTACTGACGAAGGTCTTTCAGTTACAAACCCACCAACTCTTCATATTGATGAAGACAAATTAAATAAGAACGTACTGGAAACCAATGCCTAAGTACATTTATAGATGCAAAAGTTGCGAACTCGTTACTGAAGTTGTACATTCTATGCAAGAAAAGCTTAAAGACTGCTCAGAATGTGATACAATAGATTCATTAGTACGAGTTCCTTCTTTTTCTTTTACTCTCGGCAAGGAGATAAATGATAACTCCTCAGCGGGACAAAGAGTAAAGGATTTCATAGAAGATTCTCGTTCAGAATTAAAAAAGGAATTGAAGTCCTTGAAGAAGAAAGAATACAATGGTTGAAATAATATTATTTTTATCTGCAATATTTAATTTTTTCCTTATGTGGTATGGTTACAAACTACTGAGGAAATATGCATATGCTTCTCAAAACACAACGGACATGTTGGATGCTATTGAGAGATACAAGAAACACTTGCGAGGAGTATATGAGTTAGAGACATTCTACGGCGACCAGACACTACAGTCTTTGCTCGACCACTCAGAAGACCTTGTTGCATACCTTGTTGAATGCGAAAATTCTTTTTCACTGACGGAAAGGGAATTCGAGCAATATGTCGAAGAAACAAGAACAGACTCAGGCTACGACTACGGTCAAGAAGAAAAAGAAACGCCGCAGAGTTAGTCGCGGCGGAGGAAAGAAATACTTTACAAAGGTACATGAAGATGCCATTGTTCAGTATGCCCTCTCGGACTCACGAGAGGAGAAAACAAAACTTTATGTGGATATCATCAATCCAGCATTGAATGAATTGGTCGATAAGACCGTCTATACATATAAGTTTACAAATCTCCCCAACATCGAAGACTTAAAAGCAGAATGCAAGGTGTGGCTAACCACAATCTTGGATAAGTTTGATCCATCCAAGGGCTCCAAAGCATTCTCCTATTATTCCGTCATTACAAAGAACTGGTTCATCCACAAGGTCAAGAGAACAGCCCTGCAGAACCGCAGGGAAGTTTACTATGATCAAATGCCCAAGGAGATGGAACAGGAACAAATGACCACAACAAACCAGTACTTTGAGGTCCGAGAAAGCAGCGAGTTCTGGAATTCTTTGTGGAAAGAAATAAAACAATGGGAATCAGTTGCAACAAAACCAAATGAAAAGAAGGTTATTGATGCAATTAAGATTCTTCTCTCTGAGCCCGACGCCATTGAAATTTTCAATAAAAAAGCTATTTACTTTTACATAAGAGAGATTACCGGTCTTAACACAAAACAGGTCGTGAGCACTCTCAACAAACTTAGAGTAAGATATGCTTCCTTTAAGGAAAAGTGGAACGAGGGCGAGATTTAATGAGAAAGAACTTAGATGAACAATTGACACAGGTTTTAGAGAATGTCGAGGAAGACAGAGATGTGACAAAGAGGTTGTTAAACGACTTAATTGATTACATCTCAGTATCCAACGAGAGACATGTTGAAGCCGGTGCCATTGCCGCGAAATATGTTGAAACCCTGCAACGTTCCAACGAGCAGGTTGTTAAGGTCGCAGGTATCATCCAGAGAGCAGCAGCAAACAAAGGTCCAGAAGGGTTAAGTCAAGAAGAGAAAGATGATCTCTTTGAACTTATTCAAGGAGGCGAATAGATGCCCAAAGAGTTCAGAGGTCTTCTTAGCGGCGAGATATCCCGCATTGACTCCAAAACAGAATTTAAGGGCAAGAGCATTTCCAATGCTGCTCGCAAAGCAATTGTTGTAAGCCCTCACGATAAAAATCAACCCAAAGAAGAGATCTTGAGTATCGACGGTGAGAACATCCGAGTCGTTACTTACAGAATTTATATTGAAGAGTCCGTCGGCAATTCCGAACTTGGAACTCTCATTTACCCAATGCCAGGAACACAGGCAGAAGCAGACTATTTAGCAGACTTTCCAGAATCAGAGCGAGAGTATCAGCGGAAACAGCTGTTGATGTCATCCACAAAAATAGGATATTTCAAGAGAGACGAAACCATCGGAGAGATCCCTGGATATGGCAGCGAGGTGTTCGCTACACCAATCCAGAACGGCTTGCTTTCTGACAGGTTCATGATCACGGCAACGGGAACAAAACATAAATTAAATGCAAGCAGGGGCTTGGCACCGTCCAAGCCAGATCCAGACTTTTCAAAATTGGCAGGTCAAGAGAAGTTCTTCAACAAGAACGGCAAGGCGGTCAACTCCATCGCCGCTGGCAAGGGTTCTGTCTCGCTCATGAACGATAATGTAAACTATGCCTGCTTGACCGACGATATGAAAACAAAAATTCAAGAACTTGCAAATGCAGGCTTTGACCTTGTTATATCATCTGCCTATAGAACTGCCGCTGATGCAGCAAGGGTTGGCTCAACAACTAATTCAAAGCACAGCACTGGACAAGGGGTAGACTTCAGAGTCAACAACTTCGTCACCGCAGGCAAACAACTTAATGAAGAGGGTCAACGTCTTGTGCGAGAAGCAAAGAAGTTGGGCTTTAAATATCCAGTCGGCATCGACCACGGCACTGGTTTGCACTTTCACTTCGAATACACCGATGGTCCAAAACAGAGCAGTCAACAATGTTCAGAAGAGGCACTCAGCTCTTTTTATGCCAACGAAGAAACAGGTAACACATAATGGCAGAAGTACCAAAGATAGATCCAAACTTGCTTCCACCAAAAACGGGCGATGAAGAAGAGGATACACATAGAAGAATTATAAATCCAAACTTATCTGAAGTTGGACCAAGGGTTTATTCCAAGGGTCACGAGATGGTTTGGGAGAACAGACATAATGCTTCTATCACTCTTCGTAAGGACTACCACAAAGAATCACAAACCAATGCTGGTGCAATTGACATCTCTGTTGGTCGAATCGATAATATTACCAAGAAAGGTAAAAAGGGTGTATCGCTGCAACGAGACGCGAATGCAAAAACAAAAGAGATTGAAGGAGCTTCGCAGCCGTTCTCTGGCGGTGATTTACAGAGAGATTCAGCCCGTCTTTATTTGAGCCAGAAGTGTGATGTCGATAATATTTTTAATTTACCAGGAAACACAACGACACGTTCAGCTGCGGTGGTAAAAGCGGATGCTGTTCGCATTATCTCTCGCGATTCTGCAGGAGGAATTCGTCTCGTAACAACCCCAGAACCTGAAAACTCTTTTAACGGCGATGCTGGTGGCAACTCTGGTGTCCACCTGCTCGGCTCCGGAAAAGACGACATGGTGCAATCAATGGTCAAGGCAACAGACCTTGCTGTATTTCTTAATGATTTCATGAATGTTGTTATCGATTTAAAGAACCTTGTTTACTCATTTCAAACAGCACAAAAAGAGTTCAACCGAAGTGTTGCAACAAAGGTGGACATCTCGCCCTTCTATGCCTCTGCTGTCGTGGTTGATCCGAATGTTGTTGCACAGATGGGGCAGACATCCCTTGACCTGTTCAACAAGGTCGAGAACGACTGCCGCTCTATCGAAGGTAGAATAACTGATTTGACAGTGGATCTTGGTCTGATGGATGCGGGAGAAGAAACAACCCCAGCCATAAACGAGCCAGTCTTTGCGAGCAAGTTTCACAAATTAGACTAGAGGGTAATTACTAGCATGGCAGATAGAAATTTATTTGATATACATGAGTCTGAAGAGACGGAAGATCCACAAAACAGGTATTCCCAAGAATCCAAATCACCAAAGAGTCTTGCCAAGGAAACGGCAGCTGCGTTGTTCGCAGACAGTGTTGGTGGGGACGAACTACTATCCGAATCCGCAATCCAGGCCACCAATAATTTTGAAGAGGGTAAAATCAACTCTACCCTTGATGACACCTCGTATGTCGACGACTTTCTCGAAAGAGATGAAACTCCACCTTTAGAAGTTGAAGAAGAGGAAGAGGTCACTCTTGACCCTGATCTGATGGATGACGAAGATTTTGTTCTTATGAATGCTCCAGAGTTAGACTTGCCACCAGAAGAAGAAAAAGATGGAAAGATTATTCTCAATCCAGACTTTCAACCGATGAGGGAGTATTTGGCGGTCCCTGGTCATGTTGCCGCCATTTTCAGTTTACACAAAAACCGACTAGAAGCGGACAAAAAGAATGCAGAATTTAAAATTTTAAATGCCGTGGACTTTGACGAACACTTGGAGATGTTGAGAAACTCCTACAGTGACTTGTCTACCGCAATACAAAGTGCCAAAGCAGAAACCGGATCGGACCTTGCCATCGGCAATTCGTATGTCGTAACACTTGAGTTTGTCGATGACATAATTCGTGGCGGTGATATCGTCCAGACACTTAAAGGTCTTTTGATTTCTCCAAAGGGCACAAGGTCTACACTTACTGTAGATGCCAAGCACTTTTCAAAGAACTCGGCATGGAGAAATACAAAGGTCCTCGGATATATAAAGGACATAAAACTTCTCAGGGCAATATCATCAGGCTCGGATAGGATACAAAAGTTTGCAGACTGCGGTTATGACAGTGGTGTACCCAGCATGGGCATCGACCCTCGCGCTGTTGATTATGTTGCTTTTTCATCTCACTTCCATGTTTTGATAGACATTATAAACGGAAATAATTATCCTCCCGCAACTGTAGTAAAACAAGAAAAACCAAAAGAAGAAATAAACATGGAGATGATCAAGAACATCGTCTCAGACAATGTATCAGCGGTCAAAGCAGCAGCAAAAGAATTTGACAGATCCTTGAGAGAGGATGCGAAAGAAACACTTTCGGATCTTGCTGGTGTGGATTACGAGATCAAAGAAGATGATGTGTTTGCTTTGGCTCCACAAGAGAACTTAGATGAAGTTTATGTTTTAGGCGGAGGACTTAAAGACCTCGACGGCGAAGAGGTTTTGGAGCTCACTAAATTCAAATATAGTGAAGTTGCCGAGATGATGGTCCAGGGGCTTCAAGACACTGGTGATGCCTTGGCTTATCTGCGTCCGAGCAACTGGCCAGAAGACACAGCCGAACCAGTAAAGATTCGCATACCTCGCAGTGCTTCCATCATTTCTTTCGAAGCGGGGTTTGACGAAAGCCTGACCCAGGAAGAAGTAGTTGCTATATTTAAGAAGCATTATCTTGATCCTTTGTTCCTAAAAATATGTCCAGCAGCATTGTTGCAAAAAATCATGGATTGTCTTTTACCCGCGAACTGCAGGGAGGCAATCAAGTATCTCGGTGTGTGGCGAACAAGGGACATGCTGGAGCAAATCTTTGCCCTTGGTAGGGTCATCGACACTGAAGATCTCAAAACAGCATTCGACCAATGGGATGAGCTGGTCGAGACTCAGTTTAATTTTAAAGCAGCCAAATTCAACAGCAACAAAGCAGCTTTTGGCAATGCATCGCTTCAAAAGCAAAAAGTATATTCAGAATCAGAAGACATCTCTGTGTCTTTCCACCTAAGCACCGACAATAAAGAATTCGAAAACAACAAGGGAAAGACCTGCTATATTCTTGATCTGCAAAACACCTTCTCGGTAATCAAGACCGATGCAGAGAATTTGAGATTCCGCTTCACCTCTGAAACAGGGGAAGAAATCGAATACACCACAGAACCTCTTAAGTTGGCAGGAAACTTCAATGTGTTCAACGGTAGATACAACCACATCGGCTTCACATATACTGCTGATGCCGGCATTGCATATTTTTACATCAACGGTCAACGTGTGGAACTGGACAAGGCAAAGGGCAACTTTTTTAAAGGTCCCCTGGGAATGCAGGACTCTGCATCCTTTACAGTTGGCGGCAAAGCAACAACCTCTCTTTCAAATGTTCAGAAGGGCTTTCATGGTTCTGTTGACGAGGTGGCAATCTGGAACAAGTCGTTTGATGACGAGCAGTGGAAGAAACTAGGAAAGATAACAAGCGACAAGAATTATAAAAACATGGGTCTGTCAAAACCAGAAGCATGGTGGAGAATGGGTGATTCTGTAGGCGACACATCAAAACAGATCAAAGACCTCGGCAACGAACAACACCTAACTTCTTATGGAGAGAATCCTTCTGACAGCATAGAAATCATCGTTGCTCGTGTTGCTAGGGCAAAAGACGAAGACAAGTTCATTGACATTTTGGATAGAAACCTCCAGCTTAATCGAGTGTGTGAGGCAATCATCGATCTTATAACTGGAAATTCAGATTCCAACTTTGACCTCACGAATCTGAAAAAGAGATCAATACCTAAGCTGCCAAAATTCTCACAGAACCCTCACCTAGAGGTTAAGCTGCAATTGCAAAAGTCGGTTGTCACCAATCTTCTCAAGGCAACGGCAAAGTTTCTACACCAGATTACAGACAAGTACTTAATGCAGTGTCAGAATTGGCGCCCACTTGCCAAGGCAATCGCAAAGGGAACATTTAACGGCTCAGGCACACCATTCGAGGACATGATGGCAGAAAGCCCCTTGATTGGTCTTTTGACCCCACAAGGACAAGAGCAATTCTTGAATCAAGATTTCTCAATACTCACAAGGGCTGCTTTGGACTTTGCTAAAGAACCAGTCAAACTATCAGGAAAAGGTGTCTCGGAAGCGACACTCGGCATAGGGAATCTCTCTGTGTCAAGCAACAAGACACAGCGACAAGGTGACGGATTGTTTGAGACAATTGCAAATATGGGTCCTGATGGCGGCCTCCTCGGTACAGACACGAATATAGCAGTATCTGCCGACGGGCAAATCGAAGTTCTCAGAAACACGACACAGCAGATGTCAACAGAGGAATTTGTTGAAGCCCTCGGCGGCAACATGAGCCAACAGACCCTCAACAGTCTTGATTCATACATCCAACAGAATTATCCAGATTATGCAGATAGCTTCACAAACGAACTGCTTACTGGGTATTATTCAAATCTCGGTCAAGATATGGGTGTCTCCGAGGGTGTTAATACTCTCTCTTATCTTGCCCAGGAATTGAACAAGTCTTGGGACACCACTGATGACCCTTGTAAATCACAAGAAGATTTCAGAGATCGTATTGGCGATCCATTGACCCCTGGCGACATCGCAGGCATCAAGGACTTTCTTGGCGACACACAGGACAGCATAGACGATGCAGGCAAGGATAAGACCTGTGAGCTTAGTATTCCGCTTTCTGCACAGGAACGTAACTCGCTCGGAAGAACAATCAACGATGTTTATACACCTGTCCTTATGGCATACGACAATGACCTCACCCTCTTCAAGATGGGTTCCCTGACATTCGGTCAGGAAAAGAAGAAGGTCAAAAAGGTCTTGCTCAAGGATAGTGAGTTTGAACAACAAGTGTTTGAAGACGGCGAAATGAAAAGCAAGAAAGTAAAAGTAGAGAAGACACAAATCAATCCAGAATTCGAAAGTCTGCTTGAACAGGGATACATTCCCTTAAAGAAAGACGGCTCAGAAGATGGAACTCAGTTTGGTGGTGTCATGAAAAAGGATTGGTCCATCGGTGCTCTCTTCTCCGGCGAATGGGGAAAAGAAAAGGGTCCATACTCTTTGGCACCGAAAGTTGACGGTGACGATGTTAAAGATCCAGAAGGAAAACCAGAGGACATTGTGAACAGTCTCGGACCTTACACCGATTATGACAATCCTTATGCAACAGTCTATATTCCAAAAGCAGATCCAGGTGGAAACAACGTTCGAGCATTCAGCCAGGACAATTTAGAATTTATGAACTTTGGTTCTGCCGACGACTTGGATTCCAATTCAAAGCCAGGATATTACCTGCAAAGGTCTGTCAACTCAGGTCGTGGAATTAAGAACATTGTATCGAAAGAAAAAACAGGTCTATTAGAGCCACTTAAAGCAAGTTCTTCGCCAATTGTCGCTGGTGTTACCGACAGGGACCTCTTGACCTCAATCAAGCATTTCTTGCCCTTTTCTCGTGCTCTCAACGGTAAATTAATCACGGAACTTGAAACCAAGAGAAATGATCGCTTTTCTCCTGGAACAAAGATTCAAACATCGTCTGATTTTTCGATGGACCCCATTCTGCAGCAAAAGATTATCGAGCAAGGATATGTTGAGAGTTTGGATGTCGGCTGTGATGATCCTGCATCTGAAAACAACGGCACACAAAACGACGACACCTTGCAAAATCTTTACACTCCACAAGAGAATGTTTTTGAATTTATTGCACAGAAAAACAACAGCAACCTCCCAAGCCCATCTGATTTAAAGGTTGATGTTTATGATAAAATTTATAGAGAAGTTTTAAGAGCCATATTCTTGAAGTTGTCTGATTCTCCTCTTTTGAAGCCGATCCCCGGCACAGAAGAAGGTGATGGTCCAACATTATATGGTATGAACTTTTTAAACATTAATCAGAATCCTCGCCTTATCGACATGGCATCGTTCACAGAGCAGGTTGCAGGCGACTACACATCTCTGATTGCATGCCCGCAGAACCTCACAGAACCACCACTAATCACAGCACTTAAAACTTCTGCTCCAAGAATCCTTGCACGCTCCTGCCTGGTGGACATCATGTTGAAGGGTATCATTCCTTTTTCAACACTCTTCTTTAAGCGGGACGACAAGATTGTCCAAGAGCTCATCTTGACAAAGCTTGAGAACGACATGGAGGTGTTCTCCTCAGACTCGGCTCAGGTTAGGGTGAGAATCATTGAACAATATAATGTTCTTGCAAACTCTGGCATTATCGACCGTGACCCAATCGAAACAGAGGGCACCGACTGGTTCTATTCTGGTTGGAAAGATGCAATGCGATATTTCCTTGAGGATGAATTTAATTTCATCGCATCCAAGATGCACCACCTTGTGTCTGGTGATTGTCTGCCCGAATCCGATGCAGCCCTGCGCAATGCAATGACAATGATCATCATCGACTACATCAAGAAAGCCGAGGGCAAGCTACAAATAGAATCATCAGCCATCTTGACCGACGGCGACACAATCCCACTCAACGAAGTGGATTTTAAAGAACAGGCAGAAAATCTCGACAAGTTTGTTTACGAGATTGTTTTCGAAGAAAAGAGTCGCATATCTCTGGCAAAGTTCCAAATCTCAGCTGAAGAGGCATTCGAGACTCTTGGTATTGACCCATCTCGTATTGGGGAGATTGAATGTGAAACCGGACATCTGTATCCAGACTCTGGTACAACAACCGAAACTGAGGGTCATTCTCACAAATATGAAATCGATGCAGAAGGTCGAGGCAGAACAACAGAAATTGTTGGAGACGATGTTCCTTTTCACACACATGCAATTAATGAGTATGCAGTTATCCCGCTGTTCGACTTCGACGGCAACAGGCAACACTCCCATGCTCTTCCGCAGCTCGACACATCTGTAACAACGAATCGTGCAGTGCTGGAGAAGCTAACGACATTCATGGACCAGAAACTTGTTGAGTCGGATGACACAAGAATTCTTTTTGAATTTTGTTTTAGTGTGCCCGACATCTCCAATCTTGCATTGATTTATTCTTTGATGTCGAACGAGAACCAGATCATTAATTCTGCTTTCCGCTCAACAAAGAGAGCAATCTTCAAAATGTTTGACATCATCTGGAGAACGGGTGCAGACACTTCTGCAGATCCTTGTAACACCGCCCCACAAAACATCGGCTTAGATTTAAATCAGATGTTCCCTGATTTCGGTGATGCAATCCTTGATCCTGCAATCTTGCTTGCGATGGTTCTTGCACCGCTGCAGACATATCGCGGCTGGACAAAGACAACAGATCCAAATGTGTTTATCACAACTACGATTTCAGACATCCTTAACTTACCGATCATCCCAATCATGAAGAAGAAGAATATTCCAGATCCATTCGATGATTTTAAAATTAAGTGCGTTGAGGTTCCAACCTTTCCTGGCAAGCGTCCAATGGACGAGATGTTCTTGGCAACCTATGGTGTGCTTAGTCAACCACTCGTCGAAGGTGGCATTGCCACAGTGACGACATGGGCACCGACCTTGTTCGGCTTGCCACCACTTTCACCGCTTCCGTTTGGCTACATCTACTATTTTGGTGTAGGTCCACTTATCTTTATTCTGAAAGACTTGCCTCGCCTTATGAAATTGATGGGCGAAGATTCAGATTCACAGCAATTGCTTGCATCCATTGGTATGAATGTTTCACCTAATATCGGTGCAGACTGCAAAGTTATCGATGTAGATTCCGAATCACAAGCGGGCGATGATGCAGAAGAGGAAGAGGATTGCCCACCAGTACCAGACTTTCAACAGACCACTATCGAATCTCGCGGAGATCAGGACTGTTAATAGGAGATTTATAAATGACCAAAGTATCAGATTTTTTAACACCCATCCTTCCGCTTGTCGAATCAGGTGAGCTGGATTACGACCACCACGACGATCTAAGAGAAGTCGTTAAGCAAAACTTTAAAAACCTTCTCTTGACGATCCCTGGAGAACGTGTCATGAATGCCGATTTTGGTGTCGGTGTGCAAAGGTTCTTGTTCGAGCAAAGCACCCCATTCTTGGCGGGGAACATAGAAGTAGAAGTAAGAGAACAAGCTTCTAGGTATATGCCCTTCATCAATATCCTAAGAGTTGATGCAAATTCAGACGACGATAACAACCTCATGACATTCCGTGTAGATTACACAGTTCCCAGCCTAAATGTCGATGAGAGTATAAGTTTTCTCTTTAACGAAGATGGAACTTTGAAAAGTTAAGAGAATAAACTACTTAACTAATACTAGGAGAACTCCCGTATGCCAAAAAAGAATGTTCCAATCGACTACACAAGTAGAGACTTTGCAACAATTAAGGAAGACCTTGTTGAATTTGCAAAGAGATATTACCCTGAAACCTTCAAAGATTTCAACGAAGCAGGTTTCGGAGCACTGATGCTCGACACTGTTGCTTATGTTGGTGACATCCTTTCGTTTTACCTCGATTACCAGGTCAACGAATCGTTTATCGACACTGCAACTGAATATGATAACATTCTAAGTCTTGGCAAGCAGGTTGGATATAAAGTACAGAAAAACCCATCCTCAAGAGGTATTGTTACCTTTTTTGTTATTGTTCCCGCAAACTCTGCAGGCACAGCACCTGATGCTCGCTACATTCCAATCTTAAAGAAAGGAAGTGGCTTAACATCCGCATCCGGCGCAGCATTTCTTCTTGAGGAAGATGTGAACTTTGTAAACGGTGATACCGTCGTTGCAACAGCAGACACTGCCACAGGGCAACCACTTTATTATGCAGTTAAGAGCTACGGTGCAGTGTCATCGGGCGAATATGAAACAGCAACCATCACTGTCGGAGAGTTCCAGAGATTCAGAAAAGAAAAGATCACAGACAGCAATATCACAGAGATTGTCTCAATTGTTGACGACAGTGGCAACGAGTATTTCGAAGTTGATTATTTAACACAGAACACAATCCTTCGCTCATCCACAAATAGAGATCCAGACACAAGAGACACTGCAGCTGAAATCCTAAAGCCTTTGGTTGTGCCAAGAAGATTTACAGCAGAACGAGTTTCCGACGGTATGGTCTTGCAGTTCGGCAGTGGCAAAGAAACAGATGATTCAGGTCAACGAGCACTTGATCCTTCGAATGTTGCCTTGCAGTTACATGCAAAAGAATACATTTCAGACACAACGGTCGACCCAACAAGATTCCTGGACAACACCACAATGGGTGTCGGTCCATCAAGCACAACATTAACAATCACTTACAGAAGAAACACAAAGGCAGACAGCAATGTTGCTGCTCGCACAATGACAACAGTATCTTCTCCTGTCGCAGAATTCGTTGATGTTGCCAACCTCTCTCAAGCAGAGGTTCGCACTGTTCGCAATAGCTTTGAGTGCATCAACGAAGATTCAATCACTGGTTTTTCCGAATCAGATGATGTCGAAGAACTTCGCCTTCGTGTCATGAACACTTTCTCTTCCCAACGTCGGGCAGTGACTTTGAAAGATTACGAAGCAATGGCATATGCAATGCCACCAAAGTTCGGCAAACTCAAAAGAGTTCGAGCAATTAAGAATCCAAACCCAAGAAGAGGCAATGTAAGTGTTGCAACAATCTCAGAAGATTCAGATGGAGCACTCGTTGCTTCCAATGCAGTCCTCAAGGATAACCTCGCAACATGGCTTGATAAGAGCAGAATGATGACAGATGCTGTCGATATCGTCGATGCAAAGATCATCAACTTGCAAATCAACTTCTCAGTTGTCGGGGATGTAGAAAAAGACAGCAGCATCGTTCTTCAAGACTGCATCCAGGCTTTGGTAAACAAATTCTCCACAGCACCAGCAATTGGTGAACACTTCTATATTACAGATGTCTACAAGGAACTTAAAGATGTTGCAGGTGTAGTTGATGTTGTTGATGTATCCGTGCAAACAAAACGCGGTGCAGATTATGCAAACATCGCATTCCAAGTCGAAGACAACTTGTCCGACGACGGAAGATCAATCATCATTCCTCGCAATGCTATTTACGAAATTAAATTTCCAAGCATCGACATTAAAGGAGCAGTTAGATAATGGCTATTAAAAGATACACTGCAACTCTAGACAACACCATCACAAATGCCTTCAAGGATAACTTGACAACAAGAGGCACTGATGCAAACATGGGTGCTTCCGATATTCTGGAAGTATTCAGCATTTACGGACAAGTTCTGTCACAAAAAGCATCTACCACTTTGTATATTTCTTCGTCTCACTCGATTCCCGATGACGAGTCTCAGCAAATCGTCCTTACGGGGGACACGACCTATACATTTGTCGCATCTAGTGCAGACGCTCCCAATAAATTCAATGTGACTGGGCTCGCTTCTGCCGGTGTTTTAGGAGCTCTTGCGGATATTATCAACACAAGTGCTTCTGCTGATTTCTCTGCCAACATCGACGGCGGCAACCTCAAGATAAAGGCGGCAAATGCCGGAACAGAAGGAAACAGTTTTACTGTTAGTTCTTCCCTGGACAGTGTTGTTCCGAACACAGAGACAACTCTTGCTGGTGGCACTGATGCTTCTGAGGCAGCAAGAGCTTTGTTGCAGTTCGACACCGATGCAATCCAAGCAGATCGTGATGCAGACGAAATTCCAGCAGCCGGAAGTGTAAGCTTCTATCTCCGTGTGCACAATGCACCACACGGTCAGACACTGCCAAAAGATTATAACTTGTCTGTCCTTGCCGTTTCCCGTTCTTGGGAAGAGGGTTACGGACTTGACATGGAAGGTTACAGAGATGCAGATGCCTCTAACTGGGTCAATGCAACAACAAATGTAACCTGGAGCGCAGAGGGAGGTGATTTTCACAGTGCTCCTGAATATACACAAGCAATCTCCGACGGCACAGAAGATATCGAGATTGATATCACAACTCTCGTAGAAGAGTGGCTCGACGACACCAAGGAAAACTACGGTGTTGGGATAAAGCTATCGGCATCTCACGAATCAGATGCAAGAT